CGCCAGTCGCAGGCACATGTTGTAGGCGGTGCCGGTGGCGGCGAAGCCGAGGATGAATGGCAGGCCCGCCGATGGCAGGCTGTTGAGTCGGATCCACATGCCCGCCGAAACCCACTCGGAGGCGGCCAGGGCAGCACTGCCGAGGTTGACCTGGCCGTAAGCGACCGACGAGCCGACGATCTCGCATCGCGAGCCCAGCCGCCCGCGGGTGGGGAAGGCGGCGTCTGCCGAATGGCGGATGACCGACGAGCCGGACTCGACGACGGAGTCGAACTCGGCCAGGTCGGCAACCTCGCAATCGACGTAGGCCAGGAGGGTCATTTCATCGCCCCCGGCGGCATCTCAAGCAGGCCGGCCAGGACGCGGTGGAGCCTGGGCGCGTCGGTGTCCGCCGAGCCGCCGTTGAGCGTGACGCGGACGTCGCAACCGGCGAGGCTCAGCTCGTACCGCCGCCCGCAGCTGGTAACGCCCGCGCGTCGGGCGGCTACCATCTCCACTCCGGCGAGAACATGGAGGATTGCGGATTGCGGATTTCGGATTGCGGATTTCATTCTTCTGCCTTCGATAGCCGCGAATTACGCCAATTACGCGAAGCTCTATTGCCTAATGCCTATTGCCTACTGCCTTCTTCCATTGCCTAATGCCTTCTTTGGCTACGTCGCCTTCTGGATCATCGCCATCCCGCGACAGTCGGTGATGTCGTCGATGTCGTAGACACCGGCGGCAGTAACGATCGTCGCCAGGCGGACGTGCTCGGTTACGCTGGGGGTCGGAAAGCCGGTGGTGTTGACCGTCAGCACGCCAGCCGCGGTGAGGTAGATGTAGTTGGTGGCGTTGTTGGTCAAGGCCTGCTCGTCGGCCCCCGCATAGTCGACCTGCGTATCGCCGTTCAAAAAACTGCCGGCCCGGACGCCGAACGTAAGGTCGCCGTCCTTGAAGACCCGCAGGGCCCTGGCCGGCGCGGTCTCAATCAGCAGCTGGTGGAGCGCCTTGAAGATGTCGGTGTGCCAGTTGCCCTCGCCGGTGGTCGGGTAGGGCAGCCCGTTGGTAGCGGTAGTGCCCGACAGGGCGTTGAGATCGGTGTCGGATTTATACAGTTCGGTCATTTTTTAAGCCTCTGCCTTCTTCTATTGCCTAGTGCCTACTGCCTATTGCCTGCTGTTTCTAACCCTCGTCATCTGGGCTTGTGGTGAATGTCAGTGTCAGTGCCCCGCCGGCGTAGGCGCTGGGCTTGAGGTTGGCTGGCGGGCGGGGGGTACCGGCCACCGTCGCGGCCGCTGCGAGCTCGGCCGAATAGTTGCCTACGGCGTCGGCGGCGGCGACGGCCAGCAGCCATCGGCCGTCGGCCAGTGCGGGCGTTACGTGCTCGCGGCGGATCGAGCCGACGCCCAGAACGCCCAGCCCGAAACCGCCGTCTCCGAAGCCCGATCCGTTGTCGCCGTAGCCGAAAAGCCCGCCGCCGAAAGTGCCCATGCCCAAGGCCGGCTGGCCGACCTGGTCGGGCCACGCTGACAGGTCAGCCAGCGTCACGGCGGGAGTTGCGTCGCGGTTGTCGCGGCGGATGCGATAGGAGCTGGCCTGGTAGGCCTCTGCGAACCGGACGGTCATGGAGGCGGCTGCGATGATGCTCATGCGTATCGCCCCCTCTCGACGTCCAGCGACAGGATCGTCTGGGCGGCCTCGGGCCGCAGCATCCAGCGGCGTGCGACGATGCGGGGGTACTTCACGGCCGGGCCGACGTTCGCGGCCAGGCTCACCTCGATGCCGGCGATCTTCTTGACCACTCCGCCGAGGGGGACGTCGTCGACCTCGATCCACTCAAGGGGGATCTGGGCCTCGACCAGCCGCGACTCGTTGAGGTCCTGGATCCGAGTCGCCTGGGCGACCAGGTTTGTGCCCGCCGAGGCCTCGTCGGCCGATACCCCGCTGGCGGCGTAGCGGCTGGAGGCAGAGCGGATGCGGGCTGCGTCCAGGTCGCCGCGGTCGATCACGCGTGAGGTGGCGAAGGCCGTACCAGCGCCCGCTCGGCGCGAGGCCGAGACGCTCTGGCGGCTGGGAGCGGCGACACAGCAGGTGATCCGCACCCACACGTAGTCGTCGCGCAGATGGGCGATCAGGCTGTCGATCCGGCCGTCCGCCTCGCGGTCGGATTCCTGGGGGACGATGGCGGCCAGGTTGCGATGCGGCAGGTAGATTGCCAGGCGGCCGGGCACGATCTCGGCCCCGTCCAGGACGTACCAGGTCGTGCCCAGATCGTAGCTCCACTCGACCAGGACATCCGGCGTAGCGATGGCGGGATCCGAGCGGCCGGTGAGCATCGGTAGGATGTCGTAGTTCATCAGCGGCCAGCTGCCGGCCGTCTGGCCGCACAGCGCGGCCATATCGGTGGTCGTGAGGCTGTAGGGACTGGCCGAAAGCAGCCCGTCGGTGTTGGCGTCGTAGAGCCGTCCGGCGGCCGCGTAGGCGGCGAACTCGCTGCCGATGGTGCAGTACTTGGCCACGTAGTCGCTGGCCGAGTCGGCGGCCTCCTCGCCGGCGGGCACTATCGCCAGGCCGGCCAGGTCGTCCAGCAAATCCGGATCCCATGCCTGCTTAAGCGTGATGGTGGTCTCGTAGAGATCGCGGCCGCCCAGGACGATCGGGGCGGTAACACAGCCCGCGCTTCGCTCGGTGACGCTGGTGGCCATCAGGTTGGTCCGCTCTACGTCGAAGACCGTCGGCGTCCCGTCGGCGGCCGGGGCCTGGTGGTTGATCACGATCTCGTCGCCCGAGCCGCGCCTGGTTACGGTGATGGCCGAGGTGATACGGATCGGGCCCTCCCACCAGTTGCCCTCGGGCGGCTCGCTCATGGCGGTCACCGCCGCCACGTCGTAGCCGCCGTCGTCGGCGATCGCGGCCAGCGCCTCCCACAGGCCCAGGCCCTCGACATCGGTGAAGATTACCGGGCTTGCGGCCTCCTGCGCGTCGGTGATGGTCGGGCTGGTGAGCCAGGGCTCGGCGGCGGCGTTGTATCGCTGCAGCAGGTATCGGATAGCCCCCAGTGCCGTCCAGTACTCCGCCGACGGGGCATCATCGCATCCGAAGACCTGGTAGGTGTTCACGCCTATCTGGGCCTCGACGCAGTTGGGCCGGCCGCCGGCGTTGAAGCTGCACGGCAGGCCGCTGTAGTGGTTGATCACCGGCCAGCCGCCGACCGATGCTCTCTGCTTCATGTATCGGCCGTAGACGGCAAACTCGCTGTCGGCGACCAGCCGCTGCTGGCGACCGACGGCGTAGATCATGGCCACCGCGCGGCCGGCGCTGTCGATCCGCCAGCGGCAGTCGGTAACGAAGCCGTCGAAGATCACCGCCGGCATGCCCGTGGCCGCCACCTGGACGATCATGATCATGTCGTCCTGGGCGACGTGTCGCCGCCACTGCCAGGGCCACGATCGCAGGCCCGGAATGTTGAGCTCGAGCTGGGCGCGGGCCACGCCGGGCGCGGTGGAGTCGGAGGCCTCGACGGGGATCATGGCGCTGCTGATGACGTAGTTGCCCCAGCCGCCGTCGGCGGTGCGGCGGGCGTGCCACACCTGGACGGGCGCCTCGGTGAGGATTTCATTCAGGGCCTTGGTCATGCGAACAGCCCCCCCTCGTTGTCGGCCACGTCCAGGACGTAGGGCTGGTTGGCGTAGAGCGAGCCGCCAGAGCGGCCGTAGATCCGCGGGCCCACCGGCATGAACCGCACCAGCACCAGGGCCGCCCCGCTGTGGCCCTGGTCGTCCTCCCAGGCATATTCGTAGCCGTAGGCGACCGCTGACTCGATCGTCGCGATGATCGCCGTCAGGGCCACGTCAGCGGCGGCCCTGTCGGCCCCGGTGGCCTTGAGCATGGCCGGCCCGCCCTGGCGGCCGGCGATGCGCCCCGGGCGCGGGCCGATGGCGGTGACGCCCGACCAGCCGCCGATGATGCCCACGCTGGTGAGCGTCTTGCGCACGGCAGCCAGGGGGCCCCACTGCCACTGGTGGCCGCCGGAGGAAAGCCAGGTCTCGTTGTTGATGTGTTCGCTCATATGACAGGCACTAGGCAATAGGCGACGGAAGAAGGCGCCAGGCAATAGGCATTAGGCAGTAGGGCTTCGCGTAGTTCGCGGCTATCGCAATCCGCATTCCGCAATCCGAAATCCGCAATCATGAATACACCCCTCTCGCTTCCCACGGCCTGCCGGCCCCGTCGGGCTCTCGATGGTTGTGGACGTGATAGCCGCCGTTGTACACCGCGGAGGACTGCTGATCGCCGGGGGCGGGCGAGGCGCCCTGAAGGGGCTCAACGCCGCGCTCGCCCAGTTGCCGGCGGAGGCGGTCCTTGAGAAGTTCGATGGCCTGGCCTCTCTGTGGGAAGGGCCCGCGGGTGTCGTAAAGCTCGTCCTGAATCATCGGCTCCGCAGTTTCGAGCAGTTCTTTCGGGGCGTAACCCTCCCTCAACAGCCCGGCCAACGCTTGCTCAGCGACCGACATCTCCGCGTTCTCTGGCGACTTGCCGAACCAGGTGTTAAACCGTGCGTTGAACTCCCGCCATTTGCGGCCGACGGGGCTGTCACCTCGTCGCTTAGATAGCGCGTCGAGCATCTGGATAACGGCCTCGTCGACCAGAGATTCGTCCGACACATATTCGCGTTGAGCGATCGTCTGGACTTGCCGCAGTTGATCGAGGTACCGCTGCGACGGAATCTCGCCGTACATCTCGCGGAGCTTGTCGCGCACCAGGCTGCCGTCTGCCCCGATGGCTGATGAGATGATGCCCTGCTCACGGGAGAACTCGCCCCGGGCCTTGCTGATGGACGCTACGAACTGGATGCCTCTTCGTCCGCCCATGGCCGCCTGCAGATCCGGCGGCAGCGATGAGCCCCGGTCTGCCAACCATGCCATCCTTGCGGTCAGGTCACCGTCTGACGGGAATCCATATTGATCCAGTGCGCCAGCAGTTTCTGGCGATGGAGACAAGAGCCCCAGCAGCGTGCTCTTGACAGCCTGGCCGCTCTTGGCCACGCCGCCGCCCTTGCGGGTGGAAAAGCTGAATGCGGCCAGCGCCTGCTCGATCGGAACGTCGCCGGCCTGCGCCGCCGACAACACGTCTGGCAGATACTGAGCCATCTCCTCGGGCGTACTCTTGGCTTGCTCGATCGTTCTACTGACCAGGTTGCCTATCTGGTTGGGCGTGAGCTGCGGCTGTTGGCTGGCGATCGTCGTGAAGAGGTTGACGAGTGAGTCGATCTGCGCCGACGGGTCGGTTTTGGCAGCCAGCAGCACCTCACCCATCAATGCCTGCTGCTTTTCGCGGTCCATGCCGGCCGTACCGCCCAGCAGCGTGTAATAGCCGGTGGCAACTTCTTCGATAGGTCGACCAGCCTCGACTGCCATCTGGCCGATCGCCTCCTGGACCTCTGCCCGCTCGCCCTTAAGGGCAGAAAGGGCCAACACCGCGCGGAGAGACTCAACTACGTCATCGGTAGTTTGCCTGGTCTTCTCCGTCTCTTCTCGCAGGAGACTCATCAGCCGCCGCACGCCCTCGATGCCTGCGTAGCTGCCGACCATCGACATCACCGAGGCCTTCAGCATGTCGGTGGCGCCAGACACCGCGCCAGTTTCCCGCTTGACGCCGTCGAGCCGGCCTCTCAACCTCTCGCTGGTCCTGGACAGCAGTTCCAGTCGCTGGCGCTGTTGATCGGTCAGCTGGCCCCAACGCTGCTGGGTCCACAGCAGATCGGTGATCTCACGTTCCATCCGTTCCAAACGATTGCGTGCCCCCTCGACGCCGGTACCCATGCCAGTAAGTTTCTGGCCGGCCGCCTGGCCGGCGTCGCCGACGCGTTTTTCGGCCTCGGCCACGCCTCGCAGGTCGCTGGTGGCCTTGGCCGCACCTGGTGCGGATACCGGAATTTTGAGATCGTCAGCCATTCAATAATTGCGGATTTCGGATTGCGGATTGCGGAATCACGCGAAGCTCTACTGCCTGGTGCCTACTGCCTACTGCCTATTGCCTGCTTGCCCTGAGCTTGTCGAAGGGCCTACGCGAAGACTTCCAGCGTCGCCGGCGTGTCGGTGTCCGTCGTCAGCTGGAGCCCCTCGATGTAGAACGGGGCAACCTTGGTCGCGCCGTCGCGGTAGGGGAAGTTCGTCTGGGCGACGCGCTTGTTGAACTGGATGTTCTTGTAGGTGGCGGTAGCTGCCGCGCCGGCCTCCTTTTTGAAGTTGACCACCAGGTTGGCGGCGGCTATGCCCACCAGGTCCTGCAGCTCCGAGGGGTCCTGGCTGAAGAGCCGGATGCGGGTGAGCATCCCGACCCGCTGCTCCTCGACCGGGCCCACGTCGCCGGCGTTGCCGGGGTCCTGGATGGTCTGATCCTCGTTCATCACCTCGACGTGCGTGGCGTCGGCCACGCTGGTCACTCCGTGGGTAGCGCCCGAACAAGTGAAAATCTTCATCGCTTCAATCCTTTCCGCCCGCTAGAGCGGGTCTGTTACTGTCACGATCTGCGTGGCCTGCGCCCCGCACAGTTGCTTGTTCCGTTTCAAAATGTCGCCCCAGGTCTGCCAACGTGGCCGGTGCACGTTGCCGCCTGCCCCCTCGGCCGAATCGATCTTGGCATCGAGGGCGGCCTGGACGGCCTTGACCACGTCGATCACCGCCCTGCTGTCGGCGTTCCACTTCGTATCCACAACCAGCGTCCAGGTGATCTCGGCGATCCAGTCGCGGCCGTGGTCATCGCGCCAGAACTCGCTGATCTCGACGCCGAGCTCCGGGGCGTTCTTGCACGTCTCGGGCAGCGCCACGCCCACGAATGCCCGCTTGAGCGTGCCGGCCGTAACCAGCGGCTGGACGGCCGTCAAGAGCGTGTTAACCACCGTTGAAATCTTGTTCGCCATTTACGCCATCACCATTTGCTCAAAAACTCTCTCAGCCGCGAGCGGGTGCCCTCGCCGATGATCCGCCTGGCCGAATGCACGCCGCGCGTCAGCCAGTGCCTGGCCGGCATCGTCACGCTGGCCAGCAGGATCCAGTGGATCCTCCAGGCGCTGTCCTTGCCTCGCCTGGCGAGCTGCTCGACCAGCAAAGCCGGCTTGCCCTTGCGGGGTATCAGCGTCAGCTCCACGTCGCGGCCCATCGCGGCGGCCCCCTCGTACTGGCGGGCCTGGGCGCTGATGGGCACGCTGAGGAACCGGCCCCGCTTTGGCGTTATCACCCCGCCATGCTCGTGTATGCCGCCATAGGGCCTTGCCGGGTGACTGCCACGCATACCGATCGCTGCCGAGCCCACGGCCCCGCCGCCCTCGCGCCACGCCTCGACGCCGCTGGCCATGCCGCTGCCGGGGTTGCGCATCGTCAAATCCAGCTCGCCGGCTATCAGCTGGCGGCGGACTTCCTCGGCGCCGTCGAACGCCCCGCCGAACAGCGCCTCGCCGATCTCGCCGCCCAGGCGCACTGCCATGGCGTTGTCGCGGTCGATCTTCGCCCGCGTCGAGGCCGGGATGGTCATGTTGACGATCATGCGCCCACCTTGCGGGCGTAGCCGCTGCAGACGTCCATCACCTCGGGCAGCAGCTGGTCCTTGGCGTAGCTGGTGACGTTGCCGTCGCCGGCCGAGACGCCGGTGATGCCCAGGGTGTTGTGCTCGATGCGGTTCCACCAGTACTGCACCTGCAGTTCGCACGCCATCCGCAGATCGCCGGGCAGGGGCACCTGCCCGGTTCGCAGGGTCCAGTCGTCGTTGACGTCGGGGGCCTCGTCGGCGGCGGGCGAAGCGGCGGTGTAGTACACCTTGCCCAGATAGCTCACCAGGTCGCCGGCGCTGTTGGCCACTCCGCTGATCCACTCGTCGCAGGGCGTGTAGCCCCCGGCGTAGGTCACCCGCACCGAGTAGGGATGGGCGTACCATTTGCCCAGGCGGTTGAGCTGGCCGGTGGCCTCGACGAGCCAGTAATCGTCATCCACGGTCAAGGCGTCCACGTCGTCGAACTGACCGGCGTAGGCCTCCTTGACCTCGGAGATCGACACCACCGGCCTGGCGGTCAGCCAGATCGTTGACCTGGCGATATCGCTGCGGATCGTCTCGATAAGCCCGGTGCGATATTCCAGGGCCGCGATGCCACCTACCACCCGGCCGCAGGCGCGGGCCATGCGGTCGGAGACCCGGGCGATCTGCCGCGTGAGCCGCTGGTCGTGGGTGGTGTCGGTGATCCCGAGGTTCGCCTTGATGTTCGCCAGTGTCGTCAGCATTTTTCAGCGCCTACTTGCCCTGAGCCTGTCGGAGGGTTGCCTACTTGTTTCTCGGGCTGGCCTTGACGGCCTTGTCGGCCGGGGTGTCCTGGCTCTTGGCGGTGGGCAGCTCGATCTGCCCGGCCCGCACGTGGCTGGCCACCAGCCGCTGGTCCATCTTGAAGCTCTCGCCGGGGGCATGCCGAATGCCCTGGTCCATGCAGATCGTCTTTGCCACTACGTCCACCAGTCCCTTCTCGTCGGCCAGCTCGGCGGCCAGTGCCTTGAGCTCCTTGGTTGACATCGTTTCGCTCATTGTCAGTTCCCTTTCTGGTTGGCTTCGGGGCCTGTCGCATCCGCCCAGGCCGTTGGCGGTCAATTCGTCTGTAAAGCCCGCCGCCACAATCAAGCGGCGACGGACTGGGGGAGGCTACTTGTCGCCCTTGGCGATCACGCCGACGGCAGCGCCATCGGGCGCGTCGCCGATGATCACCAGCCGCTGCTCGGGGTGGGCCTTGGCCACGTTGCGGGGGATGTACGCCTCGACGGGCGTAACCTTGCCGCTCTTGGAGTCGACCTTGGGGCGGACGACTACGCCGGAAAAGGCGATGGCCTTGAATACCCTCACCTTCACCAGCCGCTCATCCGCTCGTGCGGCTTCGTCCTTGACCTGCTCGGGCGTCTTCTTGTTTTCAGCCATTTCGTTGTCCCTTCTCGCCGCTCTCGGCGGCGTCTGCTTGCCTTTGTTGCTATTGCCTATTGCCTACTGCCTACTGCCTGCTTCAGACCTTACGCCGGCAGCGTGTAGGCCGGCTGGGCGGCCAGGCCGCTGAGGCCAAGGATCGTCCAGCCCCTTGTGTCGTCCACGTACATCAGCGTCGCCACGTCGCCGGCGTCGGCAAAGACGATGGTGCCGATGGTGGTACTGGTGGCCGGGGTGAGTGTCCCGTCCCCGCCGCCGTCGACTACCAGCTGGATCACCAAGATCTGGCCAGGCTCACCGTCGGCCAGGGTCAACGCCTCGGCGTCGGCGCCGGTTGTCTTGAGCACCACCGCCGTGGTAATCGGTATCGCCAGCGCGTCGGCGGCAACCGCGGTGGATCCGGTCTCCTGGGTTGTCACGCTGGAGGCCACTACCACCGCCCGAACCGACCCGGTGCCCGCAGCGTCTGCCGTCAAGGCGATCGCCGCCACGTTGGCGTGGTTGAAGTCGGTCTCGACCACCGGCACGGCCTTGCCGTTGGAATCTGATGTGAGCCGATCGCCTACCGCGATCGCCGAGCCGCTGGTGATCGTGGTGATCGTTCCGATCGGTGCGTAGCGGGTCATCGCTCCGGCTGCGGCGGTCAGCTCGCAGACGCCGACAATCTCGTCGGTAGCGGCGTCGGCGGTGATAATCTTGCCGGCCGCCTCGAGGTTGACGAACAGGCCGCTGGTGACCCCGCCGGTTCCTGATGTCGCCGGCTGGGCGCCGGTGAGGCCGACGGCCGCGGTCGCGGGCCGCTCGATCAGCAGCGCCCCGCACATTACGCCGACAGCCAGGACGGCAGCCAGCAGGACGATCGTCAAAAATCCATTGCTCTTCATTTCAGTTGTCCTTTCCGTTGATTCTGGTTTTCAAGGCTCCCGGCTCGCCGAGGGTCTCGCCATCGGCGAGCCGGGCCCTGTTTTCTGTTGCCTACTTGCCCTGAGCAAGTCGAAGGGCTGCCTGTTACCTATCAGGCGTGAACGGTCGCTTCGATCACCGCGTCGGCGTCGGCCTCGGCGGCATCGACGTAGGCCAGGCCGCGGATGGCGACCATGGCCTGGTCGAACCAGACGTGTTCGCTGGTGGCGATCTGGATGTCGCGGATCATGCCGAAGTACATCGCCTTTCGGAAATCGCCGAACAGGGCGAACGCTCCGCCGTCGACCGCGGCCGCAGCCGCCGGCATCCGCTGGCAGATCTGGTAGGGATAGCCGTCGATGGTGGCCGGCTCGCGGTCGCCGTTGCCCCGGTCGAAGATCGGCATGCCGGTCGTCGAGCGGATGTTGCGGAGGTGGCTCTTGATCGAGAGGCTCAGCAGCCACTGCGCGTCGGCGTGGGCGTAATCGGCGGTGAGACCGGCGATGATCTCGCTGATGTCGGTCTCGTCGATCTCGGCGATGGCGTCATGGTCGGCGGTCGGAGCGACGGCCGTCACGTTAGCGCTTTGGAGCATGCCGGTGATACCGCCGTAGGTGGCGGTGCCGTCGCCGTTGACGACGCAGTTGTCGAAGGCGTAGGCCATCGCGTAGACGATCTCGACGCCGATGAGGTTGCCCAGGTCGGCCAGCAGGCCCGGATCGCTGAACATCACCAGCGGAACGCCAGTCAGCGTGCCCCACTGCTCGGGGCTCAGCTGGACGGTCTCGAAGGTGATGCCGCTCTGGGTGATCTGGCTGCCCAGGGCGGTCGGGTAGGCGGTGAGCCCGGCGGTGCGCTTGGGATAGGTGGTCGTGCCCCAGGTGCCCAGCGGCACTCGCCGCAGAAGCGGGTAGGCCGTGCCGACCGCCTCGACGTTGCGGATGAGCTCGGCACGGAACTCGTCGCTCACCAGCTCGCTGCCGCTGCCGCTGGTGTCGGGGTCGATATTGACATCGGCCTTTGCCCTCAGCTCGCCGGCAGTCTTCTCCACGTCCTTGGCCAGGTCGCGGGTGTACTGGGGCAGCGCGTCCTCGCGCAGCTTGGCGTGGCCGCTGCGGGCCAGCTGCACGGCGGCGTGGGCACCGAAGCGCTTGGCCGTCTCGTCGGACATGAAGCAGCGGCCGTCGGCGAGCATCTGCAGACGGGCGCTCTTGCCGCTGGGCAGGATGATGCCGCCACGCTGGCTGCCCAGCCCCATACGCTTGAGCTCGGCGACGGTCTTGACGCTTTCCTCGTGGTCCTTTTTGAGCTGGTCGAACTCGGCCTTGAACTCGGTGGTGACGTTGCCCAGGCCCTTGGCCTCGTCGGAGTCGATGAAGGCCTCGAAGTCCTTGTTGAGCTTGCGGACGGCCTTCTCGTCACGCTCCTCGACCGGGGTGTTCATCAGCGCGATCATCGCGCCGAGCATCTTGAAGAGTTTTTCCATTGTCGTTTATCCTCGAATTAAATGGTCAGTAACCGCACCGCTCCATGAGGCTCTTGACCTCCGGGAGCACCTTGGCCCGCGGCCGCTCGTCGCCGGAGGAGGACGACGATCCATCCGCAGCGCGGGCGTGCTGCGAAGCGTCGCCCTCCGCCATCTCTGGCGCGAGGGTCAGCTGTTCGGAGATCTCCGCCAGCCCGTCGCGCAGGACGGCCAGCACGTCACTCCGTAACGTCTCGAATTCGCCCTTGAGGGCGCTTATCTGCTCGATGACATCAGCGGCCTTATCGTCGGCCAGGCCAAGCTGTCGAAGCTGGCTCAGTGCCTCCTGGTTGCAGCCGACGGCGACTGCCGAGACCTCGATCAGCTCGCACCTGGTGTGAACGTAGACGCTCTTGCCGTTGATCTTGCGACGCTCGCCGCTGTGGCTGTAGAAGCCCACGCTCACCGCCCTCATGTGGCGGGCGTCGTAGAGGCTGCCGTACTCCTTGCCCAGCTCGGTGTCGCGGGCGAAGTTGGCCCCGCCGACCAGGGCGGCAGGCAGGGTGCCCTTGGCCGTCGCGACGTTCTTGCGGACGTCCATGAAGCCCCAGCTGCCGATCACAGGCGGCCGGCCATCGGAGAGGCGATGGAGGTGGCAAGCAAGCATCACGGGGTTTGCGCGGAAGTCGTCGAGCATCCAGCCGGCCTGGTCGATGATCTCACCGCTGCGGTCTATCACGTCGCTGGAGCAGATGAATACGTGCTCCGCATCGACCCCGTCGATGGTGAGGTCCTTGCTGGCCAGGTATCCGATAGCGTGTCTGAGTTCCATTGCTCTATTCCTCTGCCTATTGCCTATTGCCTATTGCCTTCTCGCACCTTCGCCACGTCGCGCCACGTCACGCCGAAAGCCGCCTCGGCATCGAGCTGGCGGCTGGTGCCGTCGGCCACGATCCGCCGGCCGATCGAAACGCACTGGCAGTTCACCGTCTCGGCCGGCGGGCCGGCCGGGTCGCGCGGATAACGCAGCTGCGCGCCATTGATGTTCCACATCTGGCCCAGGGGTTTGGGCTCGTTGGCGTAGTGTCCCTCGGCGGCAATGTGGGCCGGCCGGCGGTCGCCTGGCCCGCGGCTGTGGATCCACAGCTCGTGGGTAATGCCAGCCGCCGGCATCGCCTGCTGCCGCGAGGCGCTGAGTGTCTGGCCGACGTAGTTGCGGGCCTGGTTGAGCGCCGCCTTGCGCTGGCCGTCGAAATAATCCTGAATCCGCGTGGCCAGCTGCTGGGGGCTCTCGCCGCCGGCCAGGCCGGTTCGCAGGTGGTTGCGGACGTGCTTGCGGGCCAGGCCGCTTATGCGGGTGGAGATATTGGCCGCGTCGTCGGCCAGCTGGGCCTGCATGATCGGTGAGCCGGTCAGCGCCGCCGTCTGCTGGGCCAGGGCCTCGCCAACGATCCCCGCCTCGGTGAGCACCTGGCGGACGCCCAGCTCGCCGGCGTCGGCCGCGAACTGGCGGATGCGCTCGCGGAGCTTGACCTGCTCGCCGCGATCGTCGAACACCGCGGCCATGATCCGGCTGACGGCCAGGTCGTCCTTGGTGGTGGCCTTTTGGCCGTCGCCGCCGACGTCGCCATCTCCGAAATACTCGCCGATCAGTCCCACGATCTTGCGGGCCAGGGCCGAGTAGTGGTTTCGCAGGTAGTGCGCCTGGCTCTTGGCCAGCGGGGCAAAGGACCGCTCCCACCGCTTCCAGATGCGCGTCTTGACCTGGTCGCTCAGCTCGACGGGACGAGGCCGTTTTATTGCGGATTGCGGATTGCGGATTGCCTTGCCCCGAGCTTGTCGAGGGGCGGATTTGTCGGGGTCGGCCGGGTCATCCTCATCAGGTTCCGGGCCCTCGGGCATCGGCGGCAGAGGAGTTCGAGCCTCGTCGACCGGAATCATGCCCGACGGCAGGTAGGCCGTGTCGTGATGGGGCCGGGCGGGCAGGGCCAGGTCGAGCCATTCGTTGAGGTCGCTCACCGGCACGCCCAGGCTGAACATCTTGACGGCCGTGTCGGTCTGGCTGCGCCGCATGTCCTGGTAGATCGGAACCTGCTCGAGGTCGAACCAGCTTTCGAGCCGCTGGTCGAAGCGGGGGCAAAGCTCGCTGGTAATCACGTCGTTAACGCCGTCGAGTTCGGGCGCGATCGTGTCCTGCCAGAACCGTTTCTTTTCCGATTCGACAAAGGCGTCGCTGTCGCCCATCGTGCCAAGCAGTCCGGCCACCGCGGGCGGCACGTTGCAGACGGCGCAGATCTCCACGGCGTTTAGCTGCTTGCCCTCGGCGTAGACCATCTCGTTGAGGCTGTTGGCGACGCTGTCGTGCTTGAGCCCGCCCCACAGAATTGCCAGTCTGCGGGCGTTGCCAGGCCCGGTGTGGCGCTGGCTCCAGGTGCCCTTGATCTGGCTGTCGCTCTCGGGGTCGAACGGCTGATCACTGGTGAGCACCGTGCCAGGCTCGCATGAGTTCGCGAACATCGCGGCGTTGTAGTGGCTGGCGTTGTAGTCGGCGATGATCGCCAGGCGGCCAGGCACGCGGGGCGAGAGTCCGCCCAGCGGATCGTCGGGATCGAAGAAGTGGAAGGTGATCACCTCTTCGATCGGTACCGGGTAACGCACCCCGTCAGGGCCGGCGATCGACCAGCCGATGATCTGCTCGTCGAGCGTGCCCTTGCGGGTGATGGGCCTGGATCGCTTGCCCGGTATCAGGGCCATGCGGGTTGGCCGGCGCCCGACCATGTCCAGCATCACCCAGTGCACGCGGCCGTAGGCGTGCTTGTAGATCTCGTGGCCAGCCATCCAGTGGTTCCAGCCGTTCTGTCCGTCGGGCTTGGTCAGCAGGTCATACAGCTCGCCGCCCTCGACGATCTCGCCCTCGGTGGCCTTGTAGCTCTTTTGCCCCTTGGCCAGTTGGCGGACCTTGCGGCCGGATAGCCTGCCCGCCCGCACGCCCCGCAGGCCCCACAGGCTGGTGGTGCCGGAGGCCGCCCCGACGCTCAGCCGCAGCGGCACGCGCGAGGCGTTGGATGCGATGCGGCTGACGCAGGCGTGGAACCAGAGGCTGTCGCGATAGACGCTTCTGGGCCCGCCCAGGCTGTTGCCGCCGACCGGTGAAGAGTCGGCGCCGGTGATGAACTGCTGGGCCAGCTGGCTGACCGTGTAGGCCTTGGCGCCCAGGTCCCCGCCCATCATCGCGCCGTCGAATACGCCGTCGGCGGTTACCAGCGTTGAGTTGTTGCGTGTGGTAGCCATCTAGAGCACGCTCACGTAGGGCCGAGCCAGTTCAACGCTTGCTGCTTCGAGCGCTAATGAATTGGCAAAAGCAAGGTCACAGTGGCTGTCCGGGTCTAGAGCATTCTGGGTTTCGTGAATGATGGTCCTGTCGCCCTTCACCTCTTTCTGGAGGGCATGAAGGTCATAGGCAATGAAGTCCATCGACGCAGGGAAAGCCTGTCGGCCGTCGTCGTAAGCAGTTTTGAGCAGGCTGGCCAACGCCAGCTTGCGACCGCCAGCAAAGTTCACGCCTCGCCAACGCAGCACGCCGTACTTGCGCTGCAATTCCTCATTGCTCTCCATCCCCAGACCAGTCGAGTCGCCGCAGCCGCGAAGGTTTGGAATTGTGTTCATCGCTTGTTCGATCACACCCTGCCGCTGGTAGTTGAAAGAGCAGCGGCGGAATATCACCAGCAAACGCAAATGCTGCCGACCGTCCACTTCCTCATTGACCCAGAAAACGGAAAGGTGCTTGTTGCGGGCCACGTCCCATCCAGCCGTCAGTGGTCCCGGCAAGCCGCGCAGACGCGTGGCGAATATATTCTCGTTGCGAGGGTCGTAGCCCTTGTCGTCGCGCAGATCCAACAGGGGCGCGTCATATTTCTCGTAGGCGCCTTCGATCTGTCCCCAAGTCAGCAGGGCAGTGACGTCGTCGCACTCGCGAACCATGTACTCCGTCTGCCAGCCGATCGGATCGCCGTAGATCTCCTGGAACACTTCGATCGAGCACGGTTCGCCGTCTTCGTCGTAGAGGATGAGGCCGTCGCGCACGGCCCGGTAAATATCAACAACGCTGATCGCGTACCGACCGCGTTTGTTCTGACGAAGCTCGTAGGCCTTCGTGTCCTTGCCTCGGGGAGTGGTTACGAAGTCGACGTCGAGGCCGTTATTGAGCGCCATCGGCGTAAGGCGTCGCCAGTGCTCAAAGCCGCCATTGGGGAAAAGCGCGAACTCGGTAAAGTAGACATGGCAGCTGTCGCCAACGACGGCGTCAGGGTCGCGGCCGGGCATGCTCTTGATCCGCACGCCGTTAGGCAGTGTCAACACTCGCCTGGTGAAGGTGAAAGACTTTCCGCCGAAGTTCGCCTCGAACTCCTCCTCCGCCTCCGGGCACATCACCTTGGCCATCGCGCGGGCGTGAGTGGCGCATTTCTCGAAGGTGAAGTCAGCCTGGCGTTGTGTGACAGAAAAGAGCGAGCGGTCCATCTTTCGCTTGTCAGAAAGGCCCCGCAGGACCTGGTCGAACGCCCCGCTGAAATCCTTGCCGCTCTGGCGGCACCAGAACTTGCCGCGAATCCTCTTGGTGAGCTCGAAGCTTTCTTTCTGGTAGTTGCGCCAATGAAGGGCAACGGCCCGCTCTGCTGAGGTGACCATTATTCACCCTCCACGAGCTGAGCGACCGGCTTGAGGCCATAGATTTGCCTGATCTGATTGATCGTCTCGACGGTTACTCCGCTATCCGAAAGCACCTTCTCGGCCTTCTGGTCGGCTTGGCGCTTCTCGGCGTCGAGCTTGCGCTGGATCTCCGCCTCGCGGGCCTTGACCAGGGCGATATCGGCCTTGGCCTTTGCCAGCTTGCCGATCGCCTCGAGGAGCTTGGCCAGCTTGGCCGGATCGCCCGTCTTGAGGTCGCGGGCCTGGGTCTCCATTATCAGCTCGAACGCCAACTGGCCGGCGCGTGCGGTAAAGCCGGCGAAACAACTGTCGGCCCCCTCGCTCTCTGCCAGTTCGATGAAGGCCCGGGCCTGGCTGGCGGCGTCCTCGATGCCGCTGTGGCGTGCTCGGACGTCGCTGCGGGCCCGGTAGAACGACGAGCGGCTGATCGGCCCGTAATTGTCCTTGAACCACTCGAAGACCTGGTCGCCTCGATAGCCGGGGTCCATGCAGCGACGCTCGAATTCGAGATAGAGGCTGTCGCGCAGCTTTGCGGCCTCGGTGTCGTCGGCGACTCGGGCCACCCAGTGAGCGCGATCGACCTCGCCCATCGCCGCCGCCTGGGCCACGGTGGGGATGGCAAGCCCGCAGGTGAGCCCCGCGTGGATCGCCATCAGGTCGTAAACTTTGAAGTCGTCTCTCGCCATGATTCAATAGCCGCGAATTACGCGAATTACGCGGAGCTCTCTTGCCTGCCGTTCCGCCGCGTCAGCGGCAGCCTGTTATCGCTTTTCGATAAAACGATAATTGCCTATTGCCCTCTTCAAAATCCCGGCGGGCCGCTGGAGGGCCCGGCCCGCCGGTGCCACGAAAGAACCGCCGGTGGTTACTGCCGCCAGCACGCGGCATCGCCGCCACTCCCGGTAGGCGGCGCCTCGCCGTAGCCAGCGAGGCTATTGGTCTGTCACGGCCGGCTGCCGCTGAATTCGTCCAGGCGGTGCCAGGGGTAGCCGGCCCGCTTGAAGTCGCGCCCACGCGGGGCGATCGTGTAGTAATCATCGCCGAGCGTCTCGTCCGGTTTGCGGTCGACCAGGCCGGTGTCGACCAGATCGCGCAGCTCGGTCAGAAGTTCGTTTTCGGCCACCGCCGCGCGGCTGGAGGTGAATCCGTCGCGGAGGTGCGCCCAGCTGTATCCGCCGCTGAGCGAGCCGCCGTTATCGGCCCGCCAGAGCATCAGGAGGATCAGTTCGCGGATGCTTCGGCTCCGCTGGACGGAGATGGCGATTTCGTCGTTTCGGTTCACGCGTGCACCTTGCCTTCCAGGTGGCTCAGCCGGCCGTGGACGTCGTCGACGCGGGCGTGCACCTTGCCGATGCTCTCTCGCAGCGATGAGCCCATCGAGTCCAGCCTGGCCATCAGTTCGCGATGCGCGGCGGCGGTGTCGACCATCGTGCGGACCAGCTCGTCGCGGCCGGCGTAGCTCTTGCCGGCGCGCAGCTCGCAGCTGGTCCGCTCGGTCCGCAGCGTCTCGTTTTCGTGCTGGAGGTCGGCCAGGTCTTCGCGGATGGCCTTGAGTTCGCTGACGATCGAAGCCAGCATTTTCCGCAGATTCTCGTTTTCGGCCCGCAGCAGCCTGGTCGACATGAAGCTGCCGGCCACGCCGGCCAGCGCGCTGGTAAACAGGAAAACCAGCACCCCGCCGACCACGTAGGACCAGGGGATAAGCCCCTCGGCGACGGCCAGGGCTGGCGATGGGAGCGCAAAAAAAGCCGCCAGGAGGCTCATATTCGAGCCCCTCGGCGGCAAAACTTCATGCGTCCGTGCTGGCGGTAGTACGACCCCGTCTTTTCGGTATCCATACCCGGCATCCTTGCTTGGCTGGGGCCTCATGCCCCAAGCGGCAGCTTAAAGGGATACCGGGAATCAGTTGCGGCGTCAAACCGATTATCGCAAAAATATCCGTTTAGCGGATATTATCTTTCTCGGGCTGCGGCCAGCATCCCGCTCCTGATGCGTGCCTCTTGAGCGTTGCACTCGCGGTCCCAGCGAGCCGGATCGCCCCAGATTGTCCGGTCGTCATATTCAGGCGTCCGCCGGCCTTTGATCCATGCCTGGTAGCCAACCCACCTCTCTTCGCGAGAGCCCAAACACCATCTCGCCTCCGCCCTCAGGAATCGCGAGAACGACGCTGCCCGGGAGTGGAAGCCGGGGCGACAAGCGTACTCGACCGCCACGCACGTGATTCCCGACTGCCCCAACCCCATGCCGCAGTGATCCGCCAAGGCCTTCTCGACCGCCGCCTCTGCCGTGGCTCTGCGAGCGCCGGCCTCAACCACTTTGTCCAGCACGCGATGGTATCTCTCGATATCCTGCTGCCTCTGAAACCTTCGCCTGGCCGCCTTAGCCTCTTCGTCCGATCGTAGGCCAGGAAACTCCTCACGGAGCGACTCGCGGCTTGGCTGGCAGTCCTTCGCGCCCGACCCATAGGCCACAATCGCTGTAATAGCCAGCCCCGAGCCCAACCCCAAAACAATCCAGCACGCCAGTCCAGCACGCAGTGAAGCTCGACTTCGAAGAGCCCAGATAAGAACCACTGCATTCAGCGCCAGAACCGCGGCCACGCCGCCGGAGATCGCCGTCTTTGGGCTGCTGCTACCAAACGCTAATCTAAGCCCTAGCACGATCGCGACCAGCAGAACCAGCGTCAAAACACAACGCCATTCGCCGATCACCCGGCTCTCCCCAGTTCTAGATGCGGCATCGTTTGTCAGCGGTCTCATTGCTCCCCTTCTTTCTCCGCCACGATCAGCGGAACGTGGTCGACGACTCGATAGGCCCGAACAATCCTATGCGCGGATAGACGCTCAGGCCCATGCTCACTGTTGATGCTTTCAAGAATTGCCCACGGCCCGCTGATCTTCAACCGCTTTAGCCTGGCCTCCCTGATCCCATCGCGGTCGATAAGTACGCAGCATATCTCACCACTTGCGGCCGGCTGGCCTGTGTCGACGATCACCATGTCGCCATCGCGATACCGTGGCTCCATCGACTGGCCCGTCACGCGCACGGCCACAGCCGTGGCCGGGCCGCCATCGTAGCAGAGGAACTCGCCAGCCCACGCCGGCGGGTACTCGGTAGCCTCGCAGGTGTCCTCGCCCAGGCCGGCCGCCACGCGCCCGATGATCGGGACATAATGCTCATGCCAGTCGGGGCTTGTGGGCACATCCTCCGCAGGGACCGTGGTGTAGCCCCGGCGGCGATTCTCGGCGGCCGCCTGTTCCTCCTTGCGCATCTTCCCCTCACCGGTGAAGAGCCAGAGAATGTTGATCCCGCTGTCGTCAGCCCATTCCGAGAGCTTGACAGCTGCGTCAATCGGAACAGCCTGCATCTGACCGTTCACCAGGCGACTCATCATCGGCTGCGAGAAGCCACCAAGAATCTCACGCAACTGGACCTGGGATACCTGCGTCACTGCAATCACCTGGCGCAGCCGTTCAGCGAACGACTGAATCTGCCCGGGGTCCCGGGAGCGGCGAGGGCGGAAATTCTTTTTCATTTTGCAGCAAATCCGCTTGAAGGATATCCGGTTCGCGGTACGATATTCGATAGCAGGATTGAACGATCATGAATAATCACTTGCCAAACAATCGGCCTGAAAAGCTTATAGCACGACCCTCCGATTTCGTAAAGGGGCGAATTGTCGGGGCCGGGCTCAAGCTCGGCGATCTCGCCAAGGCCGCTGGCATTTCACAGCCCTCCCTCTCGAACTACCTAAGAGGCATCCGATCCGACCGGCGCGTGCAGGTAATCATATGGGACGCGTTCTGTCAGCTGACAGGATCGTCCATTCCCCTAGCCGAGTTCTGGGGCGAGATGCTTAGCCAAGGGAGGGCTGCATGAACCAGGCGTCATTAGATTTCGGAAAGCGGGTCCGCCAGGCGAGGCGGCACATCAATGTCACCCAGGCTGAGCTTGGCCAAACGCTGGGCACGTCCCACGTCACGATTTCGACGCTCGAGAACGGCCAGATGCGCCAGTTTGACATTGGGAACTTTATCACCCTCTGCACCTGGGCCGCTGATCACGGCGTCAGCGTTGCCTGGCTGATGACCGGTCGCGGAGAAATGCTCCGTCCCGATGATGGCTCCGTCCAGCAGGCGATAAGGATCGGCGTCGCGTTTCGCGCTGCCGCCGACGTCCTCATTTCCAAACTCTCTGACTATGGCACCGACCAGGAAACATGAACCGTCAACCGTCACGAAAGGAGAAAACCGTGAAGAATCCGCAATCCGCAATCCGCAATCCGCAATCGTCCGGCTACGTCGGGCGCATCCTTAACATGGTCACCCGGGGCCTGCGAACCATGAGCTCGGCCGTCAGCGTCCACGGCACGATCAAAGAGGGCGACCGCATCATCGCCGGCAACGTCGAGATCGCCAGCGCCGGCTGCGGCGCCATCATCGTCCGCGTGGGTAGCGACGCCGTGACCGTACGCCCTGGCGATCGGCCCGGCGAGCATCGCTTCCACTTCTATGGCGACGGCGGCCGCGTGCCGACCGTCGAGCTGGCCGATGCGATCGCTTGCGACGTCCCGATCCTTTCGTTCGGCCAGGGCGACAAGCGATGCGACGTCCGCGATAAGGAGCTGGCCGACGCGCTGCAGATCTTCGGACGCGGCAGCGGCATCCCTGCCGGCATCGTCTCCGACAACAGTTCCAACTACGACGCCGCGAGGGTGTAGGTCATGGCTCTGCCAGTGCCTCATAATCCGCAATCCGAAATCCGCAATCCGCAATCGGTGGCTGGCTGGCTGACGGCCGAGCAGGCCGGGCGGATACTCGGCCGCTCGACCAGGACGATCCAGCTGTGGGTCCAGAACCGCCGGCTCGACGGGATGCTCGTCGACGGTCGGCTGATGATCGACCCGGCCGGTTGCCCCGAGCTTCGCGTTGCCGGCGGGGAGCTGTCCTCGCCGGTGCTGGCCGGCTCGTCACTGGCCAGCGTGCCGGTAAAGCATCGCCAGCTGGCCCACCAGCGAATGCAGCTGGTGGAAAGCTATCTCTCGTCGGAGTCCGACAAGCCCATCGGTATGACCAAGGGCCGTTTCCAGGCACTCTGGGTCGAGACCTACAACCGCCAGCAGAGGATGGCCGGCAAGGCGAGCGAGCAGATCACCCTCCGCACTCTGCTGAGGTATCTAAAGGCCTACGCCGACGGCGGCATCGCGGCGCTGGTCGATCGCAGGGCATCCAACGGCAACGGCTCGACCATGAGCCCCGAGGCAAAGGATTTCATCCTCGGCCTCTACCTCTCGGAGAATCGCCCGCACATCCCGGCGATCTACGAGAAGGCCGAGCACGCCGCCAGGCGGAACGGCTGGATGCTGCCAGGCCTCCGCGCCGTGCAGCGGTGGCTGGCCCGCGAGGATCGCAAGCTCATCGCCGCCGGCCGCGAGAAGAAGAAGCACCGCGACCGCTGCGTCCCGCACATCCGCCGCGACCGCTCGGCCGTCCACGCGATGCAGTGCATCATCGGCGATCACCACCAGTTCGATTTCCTGTGGCCTAGGCTTGTGGTCAACGAGAAGAAGCGCTGCCTGGAGTGGAAGTTCTTTCGCCCGTGGCTCACCGCCTGGATCGACTACCGCACCTGGCGGTGCTGGGGCTGGACCATCGCTTTCGACAGCCCCGACGGCGACAGGGTGATGGGCAGCTTCCTCCGCGGGTGCCTGGAGCACGGCATCCCCGAGCATGTTTATCTCGACAACGGCAAGGACTACCGCATGCGTCGCTTCGCCGGCGGGCGGAGCCAGCCGGCCGCCAAGGGCGCCATCGTAGCCAAGCGGTTCGTCACGCCCGTGCTCGAGAGCCTGGGCGTCGGCGTCACCTGGGCGATCCCCTACAACGCCAAGGCCAAGAACATCGAGCCCTGGTTCAAGATCGTCGAGGAGCGGTTCGGCAAGCTCTTCAGCACCTACTGCGGCAACAGGCCGGCCAACAGGCCCGAGCGGCTCAAGGGACTCAAGGCCGAGGCCTACGTCCGCAGCCTCAGCGACGACGAGACCCTCGCCAGGATCATGTCGATCACCGCAGGCCCCGACCAGACCATCCGCGACCGCATCGTTCTGGAGCCGCTATGTCAGCTCTTTAACGGATGGTTAACCGACGATTACCACCGCCGGCCCTGCCCGGTCCAGGCCGCACCGCCCGGTGCCAGCGTCGACGAGGCGTTCTTCGCCTGCAGGCCGGCAGACTACCAGGCCCGCACGATCGACGAGGGCTCGGCCGCTCTGCTGCTTATGCCCTCCAAGCCCCTGAGCGTGAGGGCCAACGGGATCTGGATCAACGAGTTCGGCTGTCACTACTGGTCGGACGACCTGGAGCGGTGGCGGTGCAACCCGGCCAAGGTGCTGGTGCGCTACAACCCAGACGACGCGTCAAAGGTCTACGTCTTCGACGCGGCCCGCGACACCTTCATCTGCATCGCCGAGCCGTACCTGGGCGAGGGCATCCACCCGCTGGCCGCCAGCGACGCCGACCGTGCCCGCGTCTCGGACGCAATCGCCCTGCAGCGACGCCTGGCCAAGCGCGACCGCCTCAGCGTCCGCGGCCTCAACCGCTTCGCCGCCGGCGTGCTGCTCGACGCCCAGCAACAGGCAGCCCTGCAGGCTGGCCACCTCCGCCCGGCCCTGCCCGGCACCGCCGGGCCCAGGATCATCAAGCTCGACGGAGCCCTGGCCGAGGCGGCCGAGGCATCCCGCCGACACAGCGAGGCTCGCAGCCACCGGCCCGCCGAGCGGGCCCAGCTCGACGAGTACTCGCAGCTTCAACTGGAGAGCGACGCCGGCTCGGAGCCGACCGTCGAAGACCTTGACCCGATGGACATTCTAACCCGTGCCATGGACGGCCTACCGGAGACCGACCATGGAAACCCCGCTTGAGATTATCCGCAAACTGCACCAGGAGACAAACGCCATGGAAGGCTATCTGAACCCAGCCAAGCGAAAGAACATCGTCGAGACATTCGAGCAGGTCCGCGTCAGCAGCAACATGAATCAGGATCGGGCGGCGGCGATCCTCGGCTGCTCGAAATCGGTCTACAGCCAGATCGTCAATGACAAGTACCCCGGCGACCGCGACCGTTACATCATCGCCATGCGGACCTACCTGCTCGAGCGGCAGGCCAAGGCCGACACGCCGGTACTGCCGTTTGTCGGCACCTCGATCGCCCGCAGCATCATCGCCGCCTGTCAGCGGGCGTGGGCCATGCCCTGCATCGCCAAGATCATTGCGCCCTCGGGGGCGGGCAAGACGGCCGCCCTGGCCGAGTTCAAGCGGATGCGCGGCGACCGCTGTGTCTGGGTCCAGGCCGGCCAGGCCAACAGCGGCGTCCGCGGGGTTGTCCACGAGCTGGCCCGAAGCCTTCAGGTACAGCGTGCCCTCTCGGCCGATACCAGCGAGCTTGTCATCGCGATCCGCGATCGCCTGGCCCAGCTTTCAGACGGCGGCCGGACGATGATCGTCGGCGTCGACGAGGCGACCACGCTGACCCCCAAGGCGATCAACGTCCTGCGCAACCTTCACGACGATCCGCTCTGCCGCGTCGGGCTGGTGCTGGCCGACACCTGGCGGCTCGACGGCGAGCTGGCCAGCCGCAAGGGCATAGCCGGCGGATACGAGCAGCTGCGAAGCCGCTTCGGCGCGGTCTACCAGCTCAGGCCTGACGACGCCATCAGCCGCCGCGACGTGGAGCTGATCGCCGAGAGCGTGCTCGAGCAGCTGGGCCACACCGCCAAGCTCTCGGGCTCGGCACTGACCGCCCTGGTGGAGATGGCCAACTCAGACGGCCGGCTGCGCAACGTCGTCTACCGCCTCTGGGCGGTGCGAGACATTTACAAGGCCCAGAACGCTACCCCGGTCTACACGGCCGAGAGTCTGGACTTCGCGGCCCCGCTGGTCGGCGAGGTCCGCAGACGCAAGTACGACCGCCTGCCCGGGCTCGAGCCGGAGAAGGACAGCATCAAGCTGGCGCAGTGAAGAAGAAGGCAATAGGCAATAGGCAACAGGCAATAGGGAACACTAACCGCACACGAAAGGAGAACTGATGGAAGACAAGACAAAAGGCAACAGGCAGAAGGCAGCAGGCAACAGGGAGCAGCTAGAAGGGGAGTACGGCCTGATCGGGACGGCGCGCAACAGCTTGGAGATGGCGATGAAGCACTTCGAGGAGCTGGCGGCCGACAACGTCCGACTGTGGGGTCTGCTGAAGTCACCGCCGGAGAATAAGGAGCTGTCCTATCTCCGAGAGGAAAACAAGGGGCTGCATGCCAACCTGACGGAGATCCGCCGCATCCGCAATGAGCGGGCCGAAAAGCTGGAGGCCGAACTGGCGAAGGTCCTCACAAACGTCGGCGGCAAGAAATACGCAGAAGATTACATCCAGCAGCTCAACACCACGCCGGGATGGGCGATGACGCCGGCCGACCTGGAGCACGTCAACTGCCGGTGCATCCCCACCGGCCATGGCAAGACGGCCGAGGGGCTTGCGATGACCGCGACGCTGGAGTCGCTGGAGAGCCGCCTGGTGCTCATCGGCGGTCGCGTCCTGGGCGTCCCCCCGGCGGTCGCCGAGGAGATCGACAAACTCCGCGACCAGGTCAGCCAGGCCGAGCGGCTCCTCAACGACTACGCCGGCGCCCTTGGCGAGCACCAGATTCCGCAACCGCAGGACGAGCCTGCCCCGCCCCCAGCACCCGAGAATATAACCGGCCGTTAACCCCCGCCACGAAAGGAGAACTCATGGCAAGCTTCATTTACAACATCGCGACTATCAAGGGCTGCCCGCCGGCCGAGCGCCTCGTCAGGCTCATGACCGACTACGGCATGCCCGAGACCGAGGAGTTCGGCGTCTTGACCGCTAACGCAGTGGCTGACAGCGCGTTTGCGACGATCGTCAAGATCACCACCAAAGCTGTTGACGGCCTCGACCGCGAGACCGGCGAGATGGTCGCCAGACAGGTCGAGCAGGCACGATCGTACCCGGTCGGGATCTCGCCCGCCAAAGACCGACTGTTGCTCTACGCCGGCCCCTACAGCGGCATCGAGCATGTCGGCGCTTTCCTCGCCGGCTGCCTGGCCCTCCCGGTCGTCGTCGAACCCCGCAAGATCGACCCGCTCAAGGCTACCGAGTGGGCCCTGGCCAACCTTAATCGCGTCCAGGTCAAAGCGGTGAAGATCTCCGACTACTCGGCCAACAGTTTCTGCATCGGCCCTTACGGCCCCAAGTTTCTCGACACCCAGCACGCCATCGACCTGATGACCCAGCACGTCGAGGCGATCAAGAGCGTGCAGGTTCGCTTCCAGGGGCAAAACGGCAAGGTCAGCCTGACCATCACCCCGGCGGCGAGTTTCAGGTTCAGCTGCCACGAAGACGACCAGGGTTTCGTGCAGTCACACCTGCTCAAGCTCAGTCAGGAGTGCAGCGCATGAAGCCCAGCCAGACCTATCGCGAGTGCCCCGGCTGCGGCCTGAAATACCGCGTCAGCGTCGAGGCCGTCGAGGTCGGCTGCGGGTCGTGCTACCACCGCTTCGCCGGGCCGTCCTCCTGCACGCCGCAGAAGGTTTCCTCGCCGCTGCTGGATGGGAGGGACCGGGCATGATCGACACCAACAATAAGGCCAGGGCCAAAAATCCCCGGTCCACCAAGGGCGTGCTCGCCGCTCACGGCGATCTCTACCCGGCCACGACAGATCTGCCCGACCTGCTGGCGGTGATCAGGTGCTGCCAGCCCGAGACCGCCGAGCAGGCCAAGGCCATTGTCCGCGTCCGGCGAGATCTGGCGACGGCGATCCGCAGCGCCCGCAGCGGTGGGACCGAACTGCTGAGGTGCATGCAGAGGATCCGACGTCGAAACCTGCACCTGTTCATGCAGGCGATGATCGGGCAGCTGGGCACCCGCTCGGCGATCCGCTGCGCGTGCCGCGAGTTCGGCATGACCCCCGAGCAGGTCAGCCTCGAGCTGGAGCTCTACGCCCGCCAGAAGGCCCCGAAGGGAGGCAACTCATGAGCGTCAACAAACACGTCAAGCAGCGCCGCTCGGCCGGCCGGGCACCCCGCGAGAGGTTCTACGGCCGAGCCTACACCATGGTGACACCCGTCGCGGCGATCGGCGCACTGGAGCACGCATTGGAGACCAACCCGGACTTCGTGCCCACCCGCAACGTCATCAAGCGCCTCGCCGGCGTGGCGACCGACTTCCAGCGCCGCCGCGAGGAGGCCTTCGCCGCCGGCAGGAGGGTTACGGGATGAGCTGCGATTACGACGACTTTCTCCGCAAGCTCGGACTGACCATCATGCTCGTGCTGGTGATGGCTTTCGCCCTGTCAGTCCTGATGCTGCTGGTGATGGCGATGTCCGCCGGCTGGGCCTGCTTTAATTCGCATTCCGCAATCCGCATTCCGCAATCGTACCCGGTCCGCCCTGAGCAAGCGGACGCGTCGGGCTTGACGGTCCCGGCGTTGTCGGCCGACCGAGCGGTGGGGTCTCCTCCTGCCTCGCCGCCGGTCGAGCCGGCCGTTTCCACCCATTCACACCAACCCAACAACGCTACGGAGAGCGAAATGTCCATCAACCGAAACCGACGCCGCCAGGCGATGATCGACCTCCTTCTCGACGCGATCCGCGAGGTCGAGTCCGGCGGCGACTGCCAGGCCGTGGGCAAGGCCAACGAGCGCGGACCCTACCAGATAACGCCGGCCTACTGGTCCGACGCCTGCGAGTACTCCCACGTGCAGCTGAGCTACGGCGAGCTGGTCGAGTCCGACGCCCACTGCCGGGCGGTGATCGTCTGGTACTTCAAACGCTACGCACGCGAGGCCTACGACCAGCTGGACCTGGAGATCCTCGCCCGCATCCACAACGGCGGGCCTGCAGGCGTCGTCAAGGATTCGACCGGGCCCTACTGGCGCAAGGTTGTGGCCGCCATGGACGCCGCCAGCCCCGACTGGCGGGCCGATCTCGCGGCGGCAAGGAGGGGAGGGTGATGGAGAAGAAGGCAATAGGCAATAGGCAAGAGGCAGTAGGGAAGGAGCCGGGAGCCAGGAACCAGGCAACCGCCCACTCCTCACGGCCGCGAAACGGCACAACATCTTTGGGCATCACTTACATCCGTGGACATGCGTACGACGCCGCCAGGCTGGAAGGAGGCGACCATGCCGAATCCTGATTGCCCAACGTGCGGGGCCAGCGGGCATGAGCATGTCGGACTCGAGCGGGTCGGCGGCGAGATGCACCCCGACCAGTACCTCTGCAAGCGTTGCGGCCGGCGGTGGGAGGGCGAAGACCCGTTCTCCGGCTGGCGACCGACGCCTGAGAACCTGGCCGAGCTTCCCTACGCCGTACGCGCCTACATCGACTCAATCAAGGCCGACAACGAGCGGCTCGATCGGCTCAACACCGACAAGTTCAACACGATCCAGGCCTACTGCAAAGAGGCCAGCCGCGACAAGGCAAAGGTGCAGGGGCTGAGGGCTGTGCTCCATGCCGCAACGAAAGCGATTGATGAGGCTGTGCCGCTTCTGGACGACTACCGCGCGACCATCGAGAGCCTCAACGGCGAAGCCGTGGCCGACACGAGGACAAGTGCCGCCTTTGCCGCGATCCGGGAGTTTCTTGCAGTCGCTAAGCCTGCCGCCCGGCGGGAAGGGGGCGAATGATGGTCATCTTCGCCAAGGTTGTGCGGGCGAGGAAGTGGTATCAGTGCGCCCAGAGGCTAGGGGAGTGCACGGGGCGTATCAGGCCCGGCCAGCAGCACGTCGTTACCTATGGTGCCGCTGAACTGGGCGATCCGCCGTACCGTCTACGGCTGTGTCTGGCGTGTGCCACCCACGTTGGCCACGTGAAGATTTTAGCTGCTCTGCGCGCCACCAAAGAGGCCGAGCCAGCCCAGGAAGGAGCCGACCATGCCTGAAAACGGGAAATCCGCAATTCTCTACGGCTCTGTTCGATGGCCGATCAAACACCCTTCAAACGCCTGCCGGGTCTGCGGCTGCACCGAGGATAACGCCTGCGAGGGCGGCTGCGCCTGGGTGATCGCCCCGGAGCTGGGCGGCGGGCCAGGCGGCATATGCGACGCCTGCCTGGAGCGGGTCGAAGTCCTGCTGGATACGCCCAAGGCCCGGCAGTCCGAGTTCGTCCTGGCCCTGAGCCATGAGCCCAATTCCAACATCGTCGCCTGGGCGCTGCACAACGCCACCGGCGACTGGCGGCGGTCGGCCCTGAAAGATCACCTGCGATACCTGGACAATCGCCGCAAGGTGCTGGACCTGCTGGCCCAGGTGCAGCTGAGCGACCGGGAGATCGAGTTCGTCGAGGGCATGGACGAGCTGTGCGGGAGCCGCGTGGCCCTGACGGCCAAACAGCAGCGATACCTCGACGAGCTCTGGCGGCGGACGCTCCATGGCCCGCCCCAGCAGTCGCCGTTCGGCGCCGGGGGTGGCGTATGAAAACCGCCTGGCTGTTCAAGGATGACCAGGGCAGGCCCGTGGTTATCTCTGACGGGATCGCCCAGGGTGGGCCGCTCTACGCGTTCCGCATCAAGCCATCCGGAAGCCTTAGCCGCATCAGGTCGATCGAGGCGAGCCGGCCGGGCGATCTGGAAGGAGCATTCGTCAAGCTCTGCGCCTACGCCGAGGCCCGCGGCTGGAAGGCGGTTGTGTCATGAAACAGTACACCCGTGACCAGCTCGAGCGGATGGCCAAGGTTGACCTGCAGTGCCTTTGCCTGCGGAACCACCTCAGCGACCGCGGCAACCGCTGGGAGCTGATAGAGCGACTCGCACCAGGAAAGAGGCAAGGATGCCCAGGCGAAGCCAGGAAGACAAACTGAAGGACACGGCCGAGGCTGTCAGCAACACCCTCGATATGGTCATGGGCCTGAGCGCCGACGACATCGAGCGGCTGCTGGGCGCGGCTCGCGGCATGGAGAGCGACGAGGCGTTCGCCCGGCGATTCGGCGGCCTCACGCTGCGAGAACTGGTAATCGTTCAACACTTCCGGGCACGACTGGAGAACTGAACCATGGAAGAAAAGCACTACTGCAACTACTGCGGTCGCTGGATCCAGGGCGAGCCTTACGGGTCGCCGGACGGCAACTACATGTGCGGGCCGTGCTGGGGCAAGGACGCATGGAAGGAGTCGATCGACGCCGAGGCGGTGATAAACGAGCTTCGCCAGCCCCGGGGCGGCAAGGCGTTCCGCGAGCCGCTGTCTTTCGGCAATCCCGAGCAGATCCGAGTCCTGCAGGCCATGAACTCCGACCGGCCTTACTGCTCGCACTGCTTCGACGTGCTGGAGCGAGGAGGCGCCTGCCCCGACGTGGGCACCCCTTGCCGCAAGGACCGCTGTGTGGGGCACTACCTGCCCGGCTCAGGCATGGAAGCTCAGTGGCGCCGGCTCTACGGCCCGGCAAAGGTTGCGATCTGATGAGACTCTCCAACAAACAGAAGGCGATGCTCCACCAGGTGCCGGCGGCACTGGGCGTCAGCGACGAGCAGAGGCGGATCGTCCAGTTCAATGTCGGCGGCTTCCGCTCGGCCGCGGACTTCGTCACGCGGGAGGGGTTCATTGCGGTTCTGGCCTTCTACGAGCGGCGGGCCGGGGGCCAGCTGCCAGGCTACAGCCGGGGTTACTGGCTGGCCGAGGACGCCCGGGCCAACCCCACCGACGCCCAGGTTCTTCTGGCCCGCCGGCTGGCGGGGCAGATCGGCTGGACGAGTGACAACCTCGACAGCTTCGTCCGCGGCAAGAAGATGACCTGCGGCGCCTACGACGGCCTCGAGCAGCTCCCCGGCTGGTGGCTCAACAAGGTCATCGAGGCATTGAAGGCAATAGGCAAACGTCAGGGGGTGGTATGA